ATCCGATGTCATTAACTCCCTAAGAGAAGACCTCAGACTAAAGTTCGAGGACTTAAATGAAGAACAAAAAGTAGAGCTCAAAGGTGATAGAGGTGGCAAAGGGCTTCCAGGTAAAGACGGTCGTGACTTTGATTTTAAAGAGTCTAGAAATAAAATCGAAAAACTCGTTCTGGATAATAAAGAGTCTTTACGACTAAAGTTCGAGAACTTAAATGAAGAAGAAAGAGAAGAGCTTAAACTCAAGTTTGAAGATTTATCTTCAAGAGACTTAGAGAATATCCGTGGGGCCAGGGGCCCTAGAGGGCAGAAAGGTAAAACTGGAGAGCCTGGGGAAAAAGGTCAAATAGGTCCAAGGGGTATCCCTGGAATGCCTGGCCTACAGGGCATCATGGGCCCGCAGGGGTTTGAAGGTCTTCAAGGGGAAGACGGAAGAGACGGAGAAGACGGAGAAGATGCTCCTCAAATATCTGAAATAATTGTAAGAAAAGACATAAACCACGAGAGATACTATTTCGTATTTGTTATGAGCGACGGGGAGAGAATAAGGTCTAACACCTTTTATATGCCCGAGGCCCAGGCCAGTGGTGGCGGCTCTATTGTAAGTAGGAGCTTGATTCAACTACTCCAAGATGGGGCCCTAGTAGCTTCTTCCAATAAAGTCAATTTTACTGGAGACGGAGTTACTGTTACTGAGGGCGTTGAAGGGCAAGTCGATGTAGACATAGCGGCCGGAGGAGGCTCTACTCTTCTTGTCAACACAGTGGATACATCGGAGTTAGAGTTTACAGGCGACGGCGTAGTTATCACCGACGACGGGCTAGGGACAACTACTGTAGACATCCCCGCTAGTCAAGCAGATATTCAGATTTGCGATGAAGGCGAGTTAATAGCGAGCTCTGTACAGAAAATAGACTTTGTTGGAGACAACATAACTGCCTTCCCAGTTGTCCCTATGTCAGAGTGGGACGCACTTTCAGATGTAGAGCCAAGTCTTTCAGAGTACGATAAAAACAACACTGCAAGTCAAATAGAAGTGAGAGTAGATGTTCCTGACGCGAGTTTGCTCAAGGATGTAGATTGCGAGGCCAGTGTATATGTAGGTTCTTTTGTCTATGTAGACAGCGGCTCACTTGCTAGGAATGCTTTAGCAGATACTTATAATACATCTAACGTCGTGGGATTAGTAGAGGCCAAGAGTTCATCTACTAAATGCGATATTAGATTTAATGGTCTGTCAGGGCCTATATATTCGGGGCTTAATCCGGCAGAGGATTACTACTTAAGTGACACTACTCCAGGGGAAATATCCAGCACTGTGTCCACTACGTCAGGACACATAAAAATAAGAGTTGGACAGTCTTTCGGACAAGATAAATTCTTATTTGTCAAAGGCGAAAGGGTGGTGAGGCTATGACTATAAGAAATTTTGAATATACAGATGTAGACGGAATTAAAAAAGAGGCGAGCGCATACACAACTGGCTCTTTTGTTACTACTTCTACTCCTGACTCTCCAGCTATTACAGGTTCAAATGGGAAGTTTGACGCTTCTTTAATTCCTTCACAAGTAGCTGCCAAAGCGGCCAGTCTCATTATAGACAGAGTGGCCTCGGAGCAAATATTTGCAGGGGATTTAGTTTATTCTACAGGCACAAATGAAATTGGCATGGCCGACAACTCAATAGACCTTGACGAAGCAAAGGTTATGGGCCTGGCCCTTAATGCTGCACTACAGACTGAGACAGTAGAGGTTCTTATTTTAGGAGTAGCAAACTCTATAGACTACTCAGTTTTTACAGCGAATGATATTTTATTTCTTGACGAACTGGGCGGGATTACTAATGTAAGACCCACAGTCCCGGATGCAAAATATTTAGTTCAAGCAGGTAAGTCCCTTGGAGGGAATGAAATACTGGTAGAAATAAAACTACCGACAGTTTTAGGAGGGTAATATGGCCACGACAAAAAAGAGAACAAGACCAACTGAGAAGAAAACAAAAAAGAAAACAGGAAAAGAATCGGCCAAGGTCGAGAAAGTTAATACTCATCTAAGTGCAGATCACTTAAGAGTTATAGAAATAACTGACAGAGACATTAGAATAAGTAAGTTGGAAATGGGGAATGAAGAGCAAGCATTGAACAATATGGTGTTGTCACTCAGGCTACTGGAGTCTAAAATAGAGAAGCAGCGAGAAGTTGTGGCCTCTAGAGCGCAAAGGTACGAAGATGCCAAGAAGCGTTATACTGTCTTGAAGAAAGAAATATGGCCACAGTATGGATTTGGGGAGAATGAAGGTTTAGGGTTCAATCCCGACACTGGAGAAATTGTAAAACAATAAACTATAATCCACAGGAGGGATTAAAATGGCAGATATTAAAGTAATTTATGTGAATGCAGACAGCCTATATGAGGAACACTCAGAGGCCAATGATAGTATTAAAATGCAATCATTGAAAACTGCCAACTTCGAACTTACAGACACTAAGCTCGGGAATTTAGTAGACGGTGCCGACGCCAATGACGAGCATATTCACGATGCCAGATACTATAGAGAGGACGAACATGTCTCTACTTCAACTGGAGTTAGTGAGGCCAACCTTCCTGTTATACTTGATGCTGGAGGAAAACTAGACGAGTCTTTAATCGACCCTGCCGCCCTAGCTGGCACTCTTGACCACGGACTTCTAACTGGCCTTGGCGATGACGACCATACTCAATACCTATTAGTAGACGGAACTAGAGATGCGACAGGACTCCTAAGCTATAGTTCTGCCCTTGCTATTAGTGCCGACACAAATCTTGTCCATAAGAAATATGTTGATGACCTTTTCTCTGGTCAAGAATGGCAAGACTCAGTTATAGACAGAGCAATTACTCCTCCAGGCTCTCCGAGTACAGGAGACAGATACTTAATTGACGCTTCTCTTGGGACCGCTACTGGTGCCTGGGTAGGACAAGAAGACTCTATTGCAGAATGGGACGGAAGTGCCTGGGTTTTCACTGCCCCTACTACTGGTGCATTTGTCTCTGCCGATGATGAAAGTGACAGACTTTTTCTCTATGACGGTACCAACTGGGTAGCAAAACTTTTTGAGTCTACAACTGCATCTACTGGCCTTGAGAAAGTAGGACTTGATATTCGAGTCGCTTCTTCAATTGCTGGCGACGGGCTTGCTTTTACAGCGGGTGTTCTTAGTTCAAACGTAGACGACACTACTATTGAGATCGACACAGATATTCTCAGAGTTAAAGCAGACGGGATTAATGACACACACATAGACTTTGGAACGGGAACTAATCAAGTATCAGGCGAGGACATTCCTCTTCTAGACTCTGGAGCATTCTTTGCGACAGATAATGTAGAAGCTGCTCTTCAACAACTTGCAGGAAGTATTGAAAATGCTGGCACTGACTACACTGTGGGCACAGGCGGGGTAACTGCCGGAGACTTAGTTTATGTCTCATCTAACGACACGGTTCTACCATTTTCTACTTTGTCTAATCCTGACTATTGCGTAGGGATTGCTCTTAGCACTGAGACAGCATCTTCTACAGTCAAGGTACTATCGAATGATACTGTAGTTACTGGAGTGATAACAGGAGCTACTCCTGGGGCCAAATATTTCTGGGACGGAAGTGCGATTGTTGCTACTGCCCCTACTGGCTCTGGTAGTACAGTCTGGCAAGTAGGCGTGGCCAAAAACGCTACTGACCTTCACGTAGAAGTCAGACAGATCAAACGTAACGCGTAACCTGATTAAGGGGCGGCCTATGCCGCCCCTTTATAAAGGAACTTAATGGCAGATATTAAAATACTCTTTGTAAATGACGACAATCTATATGAGGGTCACTCAGAGAGTGAAGACAGTATTAAACTGCTTTCTTTAAAAACTGCTAACTTCGAACTTACAGATGAAAAGCTCGGGAATTTAGTAGACGGTGCCGAGGCAGACGATGAGCATATTCATGATGCCAGGTACTACAGAGAGAACGAACACATATCTATTTCAACTGGAGTTAGTGAAGCCGGACTCCCTATCGTGCTTGATGCCGGGGGAAAACTAGATGGCTCTTTTTTAGATATTGAAGCAGACCTCATAAGCTTCCTCCAAGCACCCTCCCAAAATACGGCAGAGGGAGACAATCTCCAGGAGTTAATAGATAGATTGTGTCCTGCATCTGCCACTCAAAAAGTAGACTACAATGCAGACGGCACAGTAGATAAAGTAACTGTCTATAAGAACAGTACGCAGATTGCTGCCAATAGAAGACTTCTCCACACATTTACTTATGACGCTCAGCTAAGAGTGACGACCGAGGTAGTAGATATTTTTACTTTTGACGACGGCACTAGCATAGCTAAAACAACAACTTTCACATATAGTTACAATACGGATGGAACACTAGATACTTCAACTCAGGCGACCGTATGATTAACAGCGTTTTCAAATTTGTACAAGGTATTGTAAATCTACGTGGTGCTACGGATGATACACGCATAGGGAATGTAGAGGACAGATTAAAGACAGAGTCTAAGCTAACGTCAGGAGTTAGTAATCCTTTATTTGATGGGTATGACAGGCAAAGAGTTTCACAGCCGGAAGTAATTTATGATGCCAGATTTATATATGACTTAAGACCTCTACTGACTACTAGCTTCACGACCTCTGGTGGTACGATAACTCGGGACGCTAACGCCTCTTCTGCTCAGATGAATGTCACAACTACAAATGGGTCGAGGTCAACTTATCAGTCAAAAGAATATATCCACTACATACCTGGGCAGACATTTGAGTCTTACATAACGGGAAGATTCAGTGCTAACTCTGCTAACAGAAAGCAAAGACTCGGCTCTTTTGATAATTCAAACGGGGTGTTTTTCGAATATGAGGATGGAGATATATATACAGTAAGAAGGACATCGACTTCTGGGTCAGTAGTTGATAGTAGGACTATAAGCTCAAGCTGGAACATTGACAAAATGGACGGCACAGGCCCTAGTGGATTAACTCTAGACCCAGATAGCCAACAAAACTATTTTATTAGATACCAATGGAACGGATCTGGACCTATTATTTGGGGCCTAAGAATTAACGGCATTGTGATTTATGTACATAAAGAACAATTTTCAAACACAGAAGAAACTCCTTGGGCCTCAACGGGAGACTTCCCTGTCAGGTCAGAAGTTATAAACACTGCAACAGCGGCCAACAGTGCCACATTGAACATACAATGTTTTTCTGTATTGTCTAATGGCGCAGTGTTTAAGGCCATACAAAGTCACGCTATTGGAAGAAGTAACGACGCGGCCATAAACAACAGTGTTTTCAGGCCATTGATTTCTGTAAGGTTGAAGGCGGCCTACAATAGAGGACAGATACTATTGCTAGAGCCTCATGTGTTTGCTGACGGCACAGACAACTTAGAATGCCAAGTGGTCCTAAACGGAACGCTTACAGGAGCAAGCTGGGTGGACGTTCCAGGAAACTCCATTGCTCAATACTCCCAAACTGCAACTGCTATTTCTGGAGGGGATGTGCTTTTTAATTTTTACGTCAGGGGCAACTCTTCAAGCGACACTTCTAAAGTTGAGGACTTATTGAAATTAGTTAGTGACTACGCAGGAGTATCCGACACGCTTACCTTAACTGCCAAGTCTTTAGACAACAATGCAGATGTCAGAGGCTCTCTAGTTTTCGACGAGGTATTTTAATGTTTAATTTAAACTATAGTGAATTTACAAGCTTAATAGATAACGGGACAATAACATACAGGCACCTAGAGTTTGAGAACAAATACGTTTTGATGGGATATGACGACTCCTTTGAATGTACGTGTAAATTATTTAAGCCTTCTAGTGATGCTACTGACTATGAGGAAAAGTACAAAGAAAAAGGACTTAGTAAATTAAACACTAAGTCCGACATTCAAAAAGCTTTGCCTGTGATTATATTGAAATCAGAGGATGACTCTTTTGCTAGGGCCACTCACGACTTCTGTGATCGCACAACTTGGTACACAGAGTCAGTTAGAGTGGAAGGAGAAGTACCGACACTAGACACTGGGCTTACTTATTCTCTAGCAAACCCAAATGTAATTGACGTAGTAAATAAGAAAGTAAACAGGCAAGACACGCTGCCTCAATACAGGATTGTCGTCTATGACGATGGCGTTGAAATAAGCGCATACACAGTCAATCACGCAGAGGGTAAGATAACACTAGATGGCACTCCTAGCGGAGCTTTAACTGTAGACTATAGTTATGAGAACGGGTCAGAGTGGATTATTCAACCCCTGAGCGGGAAGGTTTTAATTATCGAACACTCTGAAATACAGTTTGCTACAGATGTAAGTATGACTTCCCCGTTGAGGTTTGAGATATGGGTATATAACCCGCTATTTAATCCTACAAATACCATATTGCCAGAAGACCCGACGTATAATCCAATGGCCGATGCACCTAGAAACCAGCTTAGGTTCCAGTTTCAAAATGTACAATACAATGGAATGAAGGACTTAGTGAATGAGGCAAACTTGGGTACGGGTACTATTCCAGCGATAGACGACCTACCTGAGTGTGTTGTATTTCCATTTAACTATGCATCTATTAAGGCCCTGAAAAGTTCACAAGGCGCGCAGATTAGAGTTACTTCTGTAGGAGATGCAGAAATCTCAGGCTCTTTTGGGACGGCCACTTTCTACTGTTTAACTAAAGACGAGGAGTAAGGACTATGACCAGAGCAGCTATATTTATAATTGTCACAATACTGGCCATTGCTATTTTTGACACATACTTGATTTTAGACGAAGGAACTAACGCATCTATTTCAAATCAACTTATAGAGTGGAGCTACGACTACCCAGCTTTTACTTTTATAATGGGATTTGTAATGGGTCATTTGTTTTGGGTTATAAGTAATAGAAAAAGAGATAAATAGGAGAATTGCATGCCTTTAGTATCTTTGGCCGATATGAAAACACACCTAGGAATTACCACAGCGGACTATGACGCATTCCTAACTGACCAGTTGGAAGTTATTTCCAGCACAGTCGAAAATTATTGTGGGCGTAAGTTTGAGCGGGCAAGCTATGTGCAGACATTTTACTGGGATGATTTCAGAGTACCTCAAAAGTATCTCTATATGTTTCATTACCCTATTATATCCCTAGACTCTGCCACCATAGGTACAGAAGATATTTTGGCGCAACTACGTTTCCATAAACCTTCTGGGAAGGTCACAAGAAATAACAGACAGCTATTTTCTTTTTATAGTGAAGAAGAAATAGTCTTTGAGTACGACGCGGGGTTTGACGAAATACCCCCTATCATTACCTCCGTTGTAAAGAACTTAGTTGAGGAGAGATATAATAAAAAGATTTCCGGCGTAGATTTAAACTTTGGCCGAGACGTACAGCAAATATCAATTCCAGGTACAATTAACGTGTCCTTTGACTACACCCTCCAGGCCAACGATAGGTCTAGAAGGTTTGGGCTTATCTTGGGAGACTACGGGAACGTGCTTGACCCTTTTAGAAGTGAGCGTCCAATAGTCGGCTCCATAAAGGAGAACTACGTTGAATAACTTGAACAGCGCATTTAACGTCGCTCTAAGTATTACAGGGTTTGACATTCTTTGGGAGAGGCCAGGAGAAACTCCTGAGACAATTAGAGTCTCAAGCTCTAACTACTCTAGAAACATGGATGGCCCGGCCGATATTATAATGGAAGGCCGAGAGTTTATTATAGCTTTTTCAGAAGTCAAAGACAGTGCCTTACTCCCACCTAAGAGAGGGGATAGGTTAGTTGATGAAAGTACGGCGGGCTATGGGATAAATGTCATTAGACACATAGAGTTAATGAAAGGGCTCGGCGGCGAGATCATAGGCTACAGAGTAAGGACTGATTAGTATGACACTAGAAATACAAATCAAAGAAAAAGGGAAGAACGCACCAGTATATGAGATAGAGACGGATTTTGGTGGCACTAGGACACTAGAGGATTTACTCTTATTTACCAGAAATGCACTCATAGCTGTTTCAGACAAAGTTTTAGAGGAAGAGCAGGCCAAAGGATTCGACAAAAACCCAGTAGTCATTGTCGATAATCGGGTAGGCAAGCCAGTAGATCAAGTAAAACCTCTAGGCAAGATCGAGTATAAATCAAAAATTTCTGTGGGCGTAGCGGCCATAGACCTCATGAAAAATATCGAAAAAAGGACTCCAAAAAACACTGGACTATATGCGAGTCAAAACTTAGTGTTTTTCAACTCTGTTCAAATAGCCAGTAGTTCTGAGGAGTTAGCTACTTGGTTTGCCAACCCTCCAGAGTTTAAAGATGGAGACAGACTTAGATTTCTAAATGCTGCACCCTACGCACATGCTCTTGAAAGATATGGGGTTACTGCCCAGCGAAGAAAGAGATCGACCAGGAAGTCTAAAGATGAAAAACAAAGAAGTGGCTCTAGGGTTTTAAAACCTAACGGAGTTTATCAACTAAGCTATAGATCGGCTAAAAGAAAATATAAGGGAAACATTAAAATTAAGTTTGAAATACTTCCTGGCCAGTATCTAGGGATTACTCAGCCTTTGCCTCCTAGTTCAAGACAACAATTCAGGGCTACTTACGACCCCAAAGGCAAGTTCAATAAGGGATTTTATATGTATCCTTCCATACTACTAGACATTACCACACAAGGAATAGTTCAATGAGTGCAAGCTATGTAAGAGATCAAATTGAAAGTTTCATAGCGGCAAATGCCCCTACAGAAAACTATATAGATTTAACTGCCGAGTTTAGGGAGTTAGACGAAATGCTTAATGACTACTCAATTGGCAGAAATGACCCTTGGCTTGGAGTACAGTTTATCGGAAATGGCGAGGAGCCAATTACGGTTCCGGCCACAAACGACTCAGGTAAATATAGGGAGCTCGGTGTTGTCTATTTCCATATAGTAGGAGTGGCCGCCATAGGGGCAGGGACTAGTATTTTATCTCGTGCTGAGACGTTAAGGAATTTACTTAGAGGTAGAAGAATTGGTAAGATTAGAGTCAATAGCGTAGCTCCTCCTAATTTTGAGGCAGGGGCCACTCTACAGTTTGAAGGTGGATGGACTTCTGCGAGTTTACTTGTAGACTATGAGTACGATCTTGACCTTTAAGAATGCTTTAAGCAAAATGAAATAAAATGTAAATAAGGAGATTTTCCATGAGTTCGTCCAACCTAGTCAAAGTATCCCTAATTGAGGAAACCGCCCTCGGGGAAACACCCGCTACAGGCAATTTTAAAACTGCTAGATTCACTTCCGAGTCTTTATCAGGTACGCCCGAAACAACTGAGTCTGCTCAGATTAGAACTGACCGATTATCTAGTGGGCAAGTTGTTACTGGCCTCACAGTCGGTGGAGAACTTAACTTTGAAGCGGCCAAAGAAGAAGTCGTAGAATCATTTATGGAGTCTGCTTTATTGAGTGACTTTACAACTTCTACCGCTGTGTCAGTTGACCTAACTGTAGACAATACTGCTAAGACAATCACTCGCGCCGCTGGAGACTTCAACGGAGAAGTGGCAGTTGGAGACTTTGTAGTGCTTGCAGGATTTGATGACGCAGGAAACAACACAGAAATTATGGTTACTGCCATCAACTCTGCTACTGAAATCAAATATGTTGGACCAGAAGGAATGGTAGACGGGACAGGGACTACTACTTCTTTCCAGGTGTGTGACAAACTATCAGTTGGTATTAATAAGAAATCTTTTTCTATGCAAAAGTCTTTCGAAGACTTAACCGACAAGGCCATTAATTATAAAGGTATGCTTGTTAGTAATATGTCATTAAACGTATCTTACGGCGAAATTGTAAATGGTACTTTCGGCTTTAGCGGCGTTGCGTACCAGCCAGTAGAAGTGGCCGGAGACTTTATCACAGACTCTAGGACAGTAGACAGTCCTGCTACAACTAACTCATTAAACGGCTCAATTGATATGCCACACATATCATCTTCTGCCGTAGGTGATTTACAAGAAGCAGAGTTCTGTATTCAATCACTGGAAGTTAGCCTAGACAACAATCTCACTGCTCAAACTTGTATTGGAGAAAGTGCCCCAGTAGATTACTCTCCTGGCACAGCGGCCATTTCAATTAGTCTTACTGCTTACTTGGCAGATGACAACTGGGATATTCTCGCTAAAAAACTTACTCAAACTCCTTTTTCTATCGGCTTTCAGCTTAAGAACGAAGACGGCTACTATGGTTTTTTCTTCCCAGCTATTCAGGTGTCTTTTGAAGACCCTGCATCTACTGGGGCCAACGAAGATGTGTTCTTAAATATGACGGGAACTGCAAAAGTTGGAGCTAACGGCGAGTCCTCTATGCTTATTTACAGGGCCCCAACCGTATAGTATAAATAACTCATTGCTCCTTCTTAGGTTCTAACCTCCCCCTAAGAGACTCCACGAGTACGGCCCTGCGGACACACCTCCCGCAGGGCCTTTTTTCTCTTGACTGTATATTGCCTTAGAGAAAGAATGGCACCTCAATCTATAGGAGGATTCCATGAAAACTAATTTAGACAACATCTACAAGACTGATTCATCAATGGAGAAAGATGGAATTTGGTTCGCTATTACTGACGAAACTCAATTCTTAGTTAGAAGATTTGGCGGTGCCAATGCTCAAAAAGTAAAGCAGGCCACGGCCAAATACTACAAGCCATTTGCTCGCCAGGTAGAAAATGGAACTATGAGTGCTGAAAAAGAAAAAGAAATCTTAGTTCGCTCTTTTGTCGAGTCTTGCTTAGTAGACTGGAAGGGAGTTGAGATTGATGGAGAGGAGCAAAAGTTCGAGAAAGAAAAAGCGATTGAGCTTTTTTGTAACTTGCCTGATCTGTTTGAGAGCATATATGAGTACGCTACGGCCACTAGTTCGTATCGAGAAGACTTGGGAAACTCCTAGCCCGATATGTCCGATGGTCTATGAAGTGGGGGCCTAAAATCAAAAGTGGATTCTACCACAATCTTGAGGCCAAAGGCCTTTTAAGAGAAGGGGAAAGGATGCCAGAAGTAGGGCCCTACTCATTCTATCTTGAGGCATTTAGGGAATTAAGCAGTTGCCGCACTGGGTCAATGGGCCCATCGCCCATTCCCTTTTCAGCTATAAGAGAGTACGCTAGTATTTATATTGAAGAAGGACCAGACGAGTTTGAAGATTTCCTATATCTAATTCGCTGCATGGACGATGCGTATTTAGAGGACAGTGAAAAGAATGGCAGTGCAACAAGCAGCGAGAGTAATAAAAATACAAGTGGACACAAAAGGGGCCGAAGGTCTTAAGCGTGTATCCCAACAACTAGGCAAAGTCTCGAAAGATGTAAAGCGGACGGCCAATGTTGCCACTCGATTACAAAGGGCCTTTGGTGCCCTTGCCGCTTTTTCTTTTGCGGGCTTTGGAATCGGGAGACTAGTCCGTGCGTCCGATGAAATTCAACTTTTAAGAGATAGAATTACCGCCTTTGAAGGAAGTGCAGAACTTGCCAATATGCGCATAGAGCAGTTGGCCGAAGTGGCCAACACTACGGCAGCCCCTCTAGGCGTGCTTGCTACTTCCTACAACAGACTTGCACTTGCACTTACTGATACAGGCATTAGTGGCGAGGCATTACTCGGGATTACAAAAGCACTCCAACAATCTTTTAGGATTGCCGGGGCAGGGATCGGAGAAATACGTGGGGCAGTAATCCAGCTTTCACAAGGTTTAGCATCGGGGCAACTCCGAGGCCAGGAACTGAGATCGGTCCTAGAGGCCAACGCAGTTATAGGTGGGATACTCGCAAAACAACTTGGAGTTACCCGAGGGGAGTTACTTAAATTCTCAGAGAAAAGAGGCGGTATTTCTGCACAGGA